GACCATTGTATAACCACACAATCTCGTGGTTATATCTTACGCTATTTCCGTAAGATGGGTGTATGTGAGTATGCCTCAGTAAGAGTAAGACATGTTTAATAAAACAGGTAAAACCACTACAATAGGTGTTACTGAACAGCCCCCCAAAAAGGAGGCCACTAGTAACGACGAAAATAAAAAAGATAAAGATAGTAATGATAAGGTAAATAAGTAATGTTTGAAAAATTTGCTTCAGTATCAACTCTCGCTGTTGCCACTATCGATGAAGCTGGATTTACAAAATCGGCAGCTTATAAAGATGATGCATCTAGCGCCTATTTGAGTGGATCGAAACCAATTGATATTAAAGCCGCACTAGAAATTGTGGCTAGTGAATATGATATTTCTTCGGATCCAAAAGATTACATATTTGAAGCAATTAGAGGCAATACAACTAATATCCCTAATGATAACAAAGACGCTTTCCACAAGCATGAATTATTAAGATTTGATCATAAACTTGGTAAGCAGGTATATCGTACTTACGAACTCAAGCCACATCATGTAAATCACCGATCGGGAAATCCGAAAAACGCGCGTGGTTTCATTCTTGATGCCCATTATAACGATGCTTCTGCGCCATTAGATATGTGCCCAACTAGGGGCTGTGGCAATAAAACAGCCGAAGTTGGTAATAGAGATCCTGAGACAGGCATTCATTGTAATAAATGTGGTGCTGTGGTTAAGGATGAATTTGTTGAGTTATTAGTTGCAATCGATACTAAGAAAGATCCAACATTCGCCAATGGTGTAAAAACGGGTGTTCTTAAGCACGGCTCTATGGGCTGTTCTTGCATGAGAACTCGTTGTAATGTTTGTAATCATGTGGCATATAGTCGCGGCGAATTTTGTAAACATATCGCCTCTGGTAAGGGTAAGGATTATGACGAATCTGAACCCGGATTTAATCCAATTGCTTTCTTGATTGAATATCCTAAAGATAAGACTGCCAAAAAATCCCGAAAAACTGCAAAATCATTTGAGTGGTGTGAGGGCGTAATCTACGACGAATATAGTAGAGTACATGATCCTGCTGATGTAAAAGCTGAACAATACGAAATTTTAAAATTAAGTGAAAAGGTCGCCCAATTAAATAGTAATAATAGATTAGAACACGAATCAGAAATCTTAACATTGCAAACTAAATTGGCTGAGTTAGAGAAGAAAGTGGAAGAAAAACTATTGAAGATCGCACAAGTCGCCCCACCTCCCCCCGCTAAATTACCTACCCCTCCAGGCGTACCTGGTCCTGGGGCTGGGCCGGCGTCCCCATTAGCTGGTGGTCCTGGCGAAATCCCACCGATGGGTGATCTTGGCGAGGCACCGTTACCTGGTGGCCCAGATGAGGATGAAGAGAAAATAGAAGTAAATATTAATGTTGGTAAAGAGGGTGTGGAAGTACAATCGCCTAAACTTGAAGAGACAGGTTTACCTAAAACCCCAATTGGGGAACTGACTCCAGAAGAAATGGGCGCGACTCCCGCTGGTCCTGGCGGTGTTCTTACTCCAGAAGCAATGGGAATTGAACCTACCCCGCCTAAGCGTGGACAAAAAATTAGTGGAGGTCCGTCAATGTTACGGTTTGCAAGTTCGTATAAGCACCTGAAGGCGGAGATTACCACTGCTGGTAACATTCGCATTCATGATAATGATGGTACTTTATTTGTCGTAAAGCCTGATCTTATTGCCAATAAGACTGCTAATATCACTTCTGAGGATCTTGCTAAGAAAGTTCTTACGATGATCGCTCAGTCTGGTATTGGTGGTACTATCAGTAAGACCAATGCCATCGTCGGTCCCCGTCTTGCCAATGTTCTCGAATACCATGTCGATGATATGGTTGGTGAAGAGCGTAGTGAGACTGGTTCTATCTTAGATGATGCAGAAACCGACACTAAGGAAAAGCACCCGAAGAGTGATGACTCGTTGACCGCTGGTGGGTCTGAGACCGATCGTAAAGAGCCTTACGATGAGACTGTAAGTCTTAAGGATAATGCTCTTGAAGGTCGCGAGACCGATGTGGAAGATGAACAACATGATGTCAATCCTGGAGACCTTAGCGTTTTGAAGGGTCAGGACAGTGATAAGCGGGAGAAACCTGCGGAGAAGAGCTTGAAGGATACTGCTATCGACGATATTACTGTTGATCACAAAGAGAAGGTTGCTTCTAAGGAAGACACTTACGATATCAAGCTCCATGCTGCACGTTTAGAGAAGATTTATACCACCAGATTAGAAAAGAAGATTGCCGAAATCCAGAAAGAGAAGGATGATTTTATCAATAACATGATGGATAGACTCGCTAAGGCTATGAAGTTGGTAGCTAAGCGTCAGGCTCTGAATCTTGAGTATTCGCCAATGAAGACCGCTATGGGCATCGTGTTGTGCAATCCACGGTCCCTTGATGATGGTTTTGAATTTGTGCCTATGGATCAGAGAACTGCAGTAAATTTGGTTGAGGCTGCGTTTACTGACCACATCGTTGAAGGCAGCGATAAGCCCGCTTGGGAGTCTTTCATTGATGGTTTGATTGAGCGCTCCGCTTCTATCATGAAGTGGAATGACGAAACCTTAATGCAGGTTGAGTCGGATCTCAATAACATCAAGAGCGCTGCCGTTCCGGTTGATGTCATCACAGACAATACTGCTTATGATACAGGGCTTCGTCAAGCCGCTAAGCAGGGTAATTTGCAATTAGCGCCTAAGCCGGTGGACAGTATCGGCCAGGGTGATGACAAGAGAAACAACATCAGGCAAGCTGTCGGCACCACGAAAGTTGCTGGATTGGCCAGCATTAGTAGACAGAATTAGAGGTACCTCCTGTATCAGTAGATTCAGGAGAAAGAGGTAAAGAGGCCATGTTATTAACCACAGGAGGTAGACAATGGGCTCTGTAGCGTTGAATTCGCCCCGTTTGGGCGCATTCCAGAACAATGTTTTCCCTCGGGGACTTGATCTTGGACGGTGTGTGATTATTCAGGATCTTGGTATTTACCGAGCTGCTGACGCCGCTGCTTTCGAGCAGGGTATGTTGGTGAGCCAAGATGCTGACGGCAATCTCATCAAGTGTGTGAGTAAGCCGGTTCTGGGTGTTGCTAAGTGGAATAAGGCTTCGGTATATACCGCTGCCGTTATTGATGAGGCTATTGCCTTCCCCACTTCTGCCAGCACTGTTACGTTGAGACACCCAACAATCAAGAATGTCCATGTACAGAGTGCTGCTAATTACGGTGGCTCTCCTTACACGTTCACGACTGATTATACGCTCAACACCACTAACGGTACTATCACCCATGTTGCTCTTGGTGGTATTCCGGTTGCTACCACGGTATATGTGTCGTATACGTACGACCTTACGTCCAGGGATCTTGATTTCCATGGTCGTAACTTCTTCAATTATACCGATGATGTCAGCATCGCTGATAGTCGGGTTACGGTCATCACCGACGCGTCCTTCTTGTTCACGTCGCAGTATGATACGTCCCGCAGCACTTATACTCTCACTGGCACTGGTAAGAACCTCTATTGCGGTGGTAATACCACTGCTTTGGCTGGTATGTTTACCAATGATTCTGGTGAGGGTGCATTTGTTGGTCATGTCATTCAACTGCCTACCGCTGATGATCCGTTCCTCGGCGTGCGGCTTGGCGGCGATCCCGTGATCGTGGCGTAATAAGGAGGAATAAAAATGACAGTTGTAAATCCTTATAAGCGTCTCGCTGCCACTTCGCCAGAGCCCGTTCAGCCTACTGAGAAGCAGGTTGAGCAGCATAAGATGAAGGCGGCTGAGAATACCCATTTGGCCTCGAAGGACGATGAGAAGACTTGGGATGAAAACGGTAAGTTTAATCCCACTTCTTATGCCGGCGAGGTTACCCGTGACGGCGTACGTCAGGCGGTTGGTAGTACCAAGCTGACTGATCGTATGTTCGACAAGGCTGGTACGGTTAACGCCTATGACAAGGGGGATGCTCTCCAGCAGATCGCCTACTTGTTACAGAACGTGACCCGCAAGGCTTCTCCCGGTACGTTCTACCGTGAGGCGGCCACCAGCATGAAGCCTGAGGATCGTCGTAAGGTTCTCGCGGCTGCTATGCAGGACCCGACTGGTGAGGGTTTTGCTATTGTTGGTCAGGAACTTCTCCTGCCTATTAAGGACATTGTGGACTACGAAGGTTGGGCCCGTAAGCTCTACCGCGTTCGTCCTCTTGCCCAGGGCGAGTTGTTCCGTATCGCGAAGGACGTTCGTGCTACCGCGTGGGTGGTTGGCCAGGATGGTCAGTCCATTGAATCGCGGCTGTACGGTCGTTTCATCCAGCCTTCGGAGTTCAAGATCACCGCGTTCCCGACCGTTGACATCGAAGACATCTATCAGATGAACTACGATGTTCTCGATCGTGCTCAGGACACTGCCCGGCAGGAGATTGAGCTTGAGGAAGACAAGCGTGGTCTGGCGCTGCTTGATCGGGCTGCGGTGACGGTTAATACCGACACCCTGTTCACTACCCTTGGCATCTCGGCTCTTGAGGATGTCCGCTACCAGGTTGAGCGGCACCGTCTGATGGTTGAGAAGTTTTTCATCAACCGTGCTGAGTTGTCCGATGTAGTGAAGACGATGAGCGCGGCTGTTGATCCGGTGACCGAGCGTGAGTTGATTCTCGCTGGGTATATCGGTAACATCTTGAATGCCCAGATCATTACCGCTGCTGGTACCGGTGTGGAAGAGGTCGTCCCTGCTGGCACCTTCTATGCCGTTACCGGCAGTGAGTATCTCGGCGAGATGGGTGTGCGTGTTGAGCTGTTCTCTGAGCCCTTTAACATGTTCTCGCAACGGAGATTAGTTAAGGGCTGGGCCTTTGGAGAAATCTTAGGGTTCGGTATCCCGAATCCGCGTTCTGTTTCTAAGGGTCACAAGTAATACCCAATAGTGTGTCTTTCTAGCCCCGGGAAGAAAGCCTCTTCCCGGGGCTAATCCAAATAATTTACTCTTTATTTCAAACATGTTATAATTAACATGTTTGGAGATTCATATGAGTAAAGTTAATTTGGAAGAAGCTAAAGAATTATATAATAATGGTCAATCAATTAGACAATTAGCAACTAAATATGGTGTGTCTG